TCTACATCATGTAATGTATCAAATAAATTATACATATTATCTTTTTTAACTTCTTTACCATTAATAACTGTAGGCTGATATATTTCTAATTCTGGATGATGTTTAATCATTTTTTCAATGACTTCTCTTTTAATTAACATACATCCTGTAGGAGCATGAGATACTTTTATGACTCCATTTTCCATAGTCATTTCATTTCCTTTACCCATTTTAATTGGAAATATGTGACCTGCTTTTAATATGTCATCAGGAGTTTTAACCATATCGGTTTCTTTTATTTTTTTCCACATCTTATCTGTATCAAATGTTTTCATTGGATATGGACAAGAGATAACATCTTTATCTGCACCTATCATTTTATATATAGTTTTAGAATTAAAATCTATGTCTGAGTCTATAAACAATAAATAATCATAATGATCTTTATGATTTAAAAATTCTGCTACACATAAATTTCTACCTTGTGTAACTAAAGATGATTTAAGTAATGTAAAACTAACTAGTATACCTTGTTGCATACAGTCTAATTGAAACTTTAATACAGCTTGAGTATAATGCATAGACACTTCACTATGACAAGGAGTACAAACCATTATCTTTGCTTTTGGTTTATCTATAATATTACCTATGTTAATAGTTCTAACGTTTGAATTTACCTGTTCTATTTTTTCTGTTTGATAAGTATCTGCGTTAGCGGTTGTTTTCTTTTTTTCAGAAAACCATATTGGTTCATTATTTTGCATTTAGTGCTCCTCTCAAAAATCTTGTCCATGCTTGTCCTTTTACTCCCCAGTCATAAAATCTATTTACATAATTTTGTTGCATCTTTAAATGATCCTGGAGCCCTGGAGCATGAAGCATATCCGCAGAAGCTTCTATACCTGCAGCAAACTTTCTAGCTAAACTTTTGTAATTATTTGAATAAGGTACATACATTGGAAACTCTGCACCTGTTTCATATATAGCACCATAATTAGTTGTAATACAATATAGACCCGCTGACATTGCTTCAAGTAATGAAATACAAGATGTCTCTTCCCAGATACTTGGGTATACAAACATTCTATAGTCTTTTAAATTTTTTTTAATATATTCATTTGGTTTATAGCCAATGTAATTTACATTAGGTAGTTGTCTTGCTTGTTCATATAAAGCTTCGTATGATTTATCATTAGCTTCTGCAAAATCTTTTCCATATACTTCACAAGAAGAATAAACATCTAAACTAATTAATGGATTGTTAACTAATTGCATTGCACCTAATAATACAGATAAACCCCTCCAAGGTGTGCAGTGATGAATTATTTTTATTGGATCACCTTTTTTATATTGTGTTATAACTGGTTGTACTTCTTCAATACCATTTTTAATAACTACACATTTCTCTCTTGGTAAATCAAATCTTTTTGTAAACTGTTCAAAGTTCCAATTAGAATTAAATACATACCAATCATATTTATCATGATTCGATTTATCACTAAACCATGGATTTAAATTAGGTTGATCCCAAGAATTTTTTTGCCAAAGAATATTTAACTTGGTTGGGTGTAAAGGTATTTTACCTGGAACTGATGTGCAAATTTCTACTTGATTAAGTAAGCTAGGTTCTACATGCTTTCTTAAATATTCAAATTGTAGTTCTGTTCCGCCTCTAGGATTTTGGTTTGTCATTATTTTGATTCATTACTTTCTGAAATACTTCAAGACCTTTGTTAGTAATTTGAACTGTAACATCTTCTACAATATCAGGTCCTTCTACTTTCTCTTTAAATACTTCTCCTGTCTTGGTATTTCTGTATGTTGTTGTAGTTACACAATCTATTTTTGGTATATCTTTATCCATTTTCTTGTGATCTATCTATCAAAAGATAACTTATTTGTCCAGTGATCTCGTTTGCTGTGTCTGCCTGTATTTTTAAAATATCTCCACCTTCTAGGTTAATAACATTCTTAGCTAAGTTTTCAGTAGACTTGTTTAATCCTACATGTGCTATTTCTACATCAGAACCACCTGATTTTTTTAAATACAAATCTACATCTACATTACTAGCTGATGCATGACTTGCTTGCACTGATTTAACAATTGCAATAGCAGACGTAGTAATAGTTAATGCTGTTGTTAAATTGGTTGTTGTTAAATTAAACGTTTCGCTTTTGAAAAAATTAGCCACCTAAAAACCACTCCTTTTGATCTTCTTCATTTTTTAAATCTTGTTGAAAAGAGAAATTAAGTTGATTTTTTAAAGTGTCAAGAGCTTCTAAAATTTGTCTTTGATTGGATACATCATACTCTTGCTGTGGTTCTGGTATACTAACTACTACTTTTGCCATTATCTTCTACCATCTGGTTGAGCATCGACTCTCAAAGTTCCATATCTCCAAGTTTCACCGGTGCCATCATTTTCTATTTTAATTGATAATAATCTTCCTCTTGCTCTAGTGTCTACCTTATCAGTAGAATTGGTAATTGTAAATGGGCCAAGAGGTGAGCTAGATGCAGTGTTATTTGGATAATCATTCAATAGTAATGTAATTTTTGAATTACCTGTAAGAACCTTAAAGTCAGGTATAAATCTTTTTACAGACATAAAAAACTCTCCATCTCCTCTGTAGTCAACCATACCTGTTGTTTGACCTTGTCTAGTTCTAGCTGCTGTAATATCAAAGTCTCCAGATTCAATAAACGCATTAATAGAAGTTGTGCCTGATGAATTAACTTGGTCAGTTCCAACTTCATGAGCATAATAAGTTGATGCTCCAAATAAATTAGTAATACCTTGTATTGGAAAATTAGGTATAGCTGTTGAATCATATTCGGTTGCATAAGGTGAATCAAACACACCTGTGTCAATGTAAGATGTTCTAGCTAATGATGATGTTGTCCAACAGTTTTCTCCGTAGTTATAAGTAACACATCTATCAATTTGATCAGAACCATCTTTTGCATAAAACCAATTTACTTCACTATAAAGAGTATTGTGTTCTGCATAAACTATATCTGTTGCGTTATAATTTATCCCTAAATTATTTGAATTTGTTGTAAAAACAAAATCTTCAACTAAACATGGTAATGATTTAACTGTACCATCAAATACAAAAAATCCACCTTCACCTGACATCCAAAATACTTTACCATCAGAATAACTTAATGCGTGTTGACCAATCAATCCACAGTTAGTACCAACTTGTCTTACACTAAATGTAAATGGTGGACCAACAAATTGAATTGCATAAGCAGAGCTATCGGTTAATACTAAAGTATAATCTTTACCAGATACTGCTCCAACAATTCTATTTCCTTTATCTAATCTAAATGTACCTGCAGTATTAACTGCAGTTGGTGTATAATCATTTAAGTCTTCTTGATTTGAAAATCTTATAAACATTGGATCCTGAGTCGTAGGATCTCCAATAGTTGTTTCCGTTCCAAAATGAAATAAGTGTCTATCTCTATCAGATACTTGGGTTAATCTTGATGCAGTTGGGTTAGCTGAAGTTGAAAAACCAGATGTAGATTTAGATGCTCTAATTGTTCTAGCACCTGATGCTCCTGCATTCCAAGTAAAAGTTTCTCCATCTCTAATTGTTGCAACAAGAACTTGTCCATAGTTATCAAGACTCCAGTTTCCTGGATCCAGAACTACGTCACTGGTTGTACGCTCCGTGCCCCAAGTAGAATCTCCCCATAGGTATGTACCCCAGCCATAACCTGCTGTTTGAAATGTTGGTCCCACAATTATATATGGAAGTATTTCTGCTGAACCAGTGCCAGATGTAGTACCCGCTGAATTAGAAGGCATTAATATATCAAATGCATTGGCTGTTACATTTGATATTTCAAAAGTATTATCTGTAAAATCTGTTGTTGCGTATCCTGATCCGGTTGGAACTGTAACACTAGAAAATGTCACATATCTTCCGTCAGATAAACCATGAGAGGTTTTATTAATAGTAACCGTTGGAGATCCAGATGTTGCATCAAAATCCGCTCCAGTGATTGCTGTATCTAAAGGGGTAATATCATAAAAATCTTCACCATAATATAAAAACAAACCTTGTGATGTACCAATAGCCGCATATTTTTCACCTGCTAAAGATGTCCATGAATGTTGTGCTCTAACTACACC